AGAGTTTAAAAGACGTGAAGAAGGGTTTTGGTTCTATAACAAAGGTATTCCTAGTTATGTTACTGGTTCTCATTACATGTACTTGCAGTGGACTAAAATTGATGTCGGACACCCAGAGTTTCGCGAATCCAATAGAATTTTCTTCATTTTCTGGGAGGCCTGTAAACTGGATGAACGCTCATATGGACTGTGCTATCTCAAGAATAGACGATCCGGTTTTTCTTTCATGGCATCTTCAGAGCTTGTACACCAGGCCACTATATCATCAGATTCCAGATATGGTATTTTATCGAAGAGTGGAGCTGATGCGAAGAAGATGTTTACAGACAAGGTTGTACCAATATCCGTTAATTACCCCTTTTTTTTTAGACCAATACAGGACGGTATGGACAGGCCCAAAACGGAACTTGCCTACAGAGTACCGGCGTCCAAACTTACCCGTAAGAAACTTGATCAGAACGAACGTGCCGAGGAACTCGTCGGGCTTGATACCACGATCGATTGGAAGAACACCGGGGACAACTCGTACGATGGGGAGAAGCTCAAACTTCTCGCCCACGACGAATCGGGCAAATGGGAGAGGCCGGACAACATCCTCAATAACTGGAGGGTTACAAAAACAACATTAAGATTAGGTAGTAGAATAATAGGTAGGTGTATGATGGGTTCAACATCAAATGCGTTAGATAAAGGAGGTACTAATTTTAAAAAACTATATGAAGCGTCAGACGTTACAAAAAGAAACAGAAATGGACAGACTAATTCAGGACTATATAGTTTGTTCATACCTATGGAGTGGAATTACGAGGGATACATCAATACTTATGGATTTCCTGTATTCGAAACTCCGAAAAAAGCGGTTAGAAGTATCGATGGCGGAGAAATTAAAATCGGTGTCATCTCACATTGGGAAAACGAAGTAGAAGGTTTAAAAAATGACCAAGACGGTTTAAATGAATTTTATCGTCAGTTTCCAAGAACTGAAAAACACGCTTTTAGAGATGAAGCAAAACAATCTTTATTTAATCTAACTAAGATTTATGAACAAATAGATTATAATGAAGATTTAAGAAATACAAACATCCTTACAAAAGGAAGTTTTCAATGGGAAAATGGTGTAAAAGATACAAGAGTTATTTTTTTTCCAAACAACAACGGCAGGTTTTTAGTATCTTGGATACCACCTGTTAATTTACAAAATAAATATATAATTAAAAATGGTATTAGGTATCCTGGAAATGATCATACTGGTGCTTTTGGCTGCGATAGTTATGATATCTCTGGAACCGTAGATGGTAGAGGATCTAAAGGAGCTTTGCACGGTTTAACTAAATTTTCTATGGAGGATGTTCCTCCAAATAGTTTTTTCTTAGAATACATAGCTAGACCACAAACAGCTGAAATATTTTTTGAAGATGTTTTAATGGCTATATCATTTTATGGTATGCCACTACTTGCAGAAAATAACAAACCTAGATTATTATATTATTTAAAAAGAAGAGGTTACAGAGGTTATTCTATGAATAGACCAGATAAAGTTTATAATAAACTATCTGTTACAGAAAGAGAAATAGGTGGAATACCTAATACAAGTGAAGATATTAAACAAGCACACGCTGCTGCTATTGAAGATTATATTGAAAACTTTGTTGGTTTAATTACTAAAGGTTATGGAGATATGTATTTTCAAAATACATTAGATGACTGGGCAAAGTTTAACATAAACAATAGAACTAAGCACGATGCTTCAATAAGTTCTGGTTTAGCTATAATGGCTTGTAATAAAAATAGATACACACCTCATGCTAAAAGAAATATATCATCAGTTCCTTTAAAGTTTAAGTCGTATGATAACAAAGGATATAATTCAAAAATAATCACATAAATGATTAACATAAACTATAACAGCAGCTTTCCAGATCAGGTAGTACCTGAAGCAGAGAAAAGATCTTTAGAATATGGATTAGCTGTTGCACAGGCAATAGAACATGAATGGTTCCGAAACACAAGTGGACAAAATAGATTTATTAATAATTATCAAAATTTTAATAGATTAAAATTATACGCAAGAGGTGAACAACCAGTTCAAAAATATAAAGATGAATTAGCTATTAATGGTGATTTATCTTATTTAAATTTAGACTGGAAACCAGTACCTATATTATCTAAGTTTGTAGATATAGTTGTTAATGGTATGACTGATAAAGGTTATGAAATAAAATCTTATGCTACGGATCCTTTTGCAGTAAAACAAAGAACTAATTTTGCTACAAACGCTTTAAGTGATATATATAATCAAGAAATAATACAACAACTACAAACACAGTTAGGCCCTCAACCTGCTTTAGCTGCTTCTGCTTCTCCTGAAACATTACCAGCTAGTGAAGATGAATTAGATCTTTATATGCAATTAAATTATAAACAAAGCATTGAAATAGCAGAAGAAGAAGTAATAAACAATGTTTTAGATTATAATAAATATGATGAAACAAAAAAAAGATTAGCTTATGATCTTACTGTTTTAGGTATAAGTTGTGTTAAAACTAATTTTAATTTATCTGAAGGTATAACTGTAGATTATGTAGACCCAGCTAGTATTTGTTATTCATATACAACTGATCCTAATTTTGAAGATCTTTATTATGTAGGGGAAGTAAAAAGTATGTCATTATCAGAAGTTAAAAGACAATTTCCTAGTTTAACCGATAAAGAATTAGAAGAAATACAAAAATTTCCAGGTAGAAACTCTTATACAAATACTTATTGGGGTCAGTCTACACAAGATCAAGTACAAATATTATATTTTGAATATAAAACATATCATGATCAAGTATTTAAAATAAAACAAACAGAAAACGGATTAGAAAAAACATTAGAAAAAGATGATACTTTTAATCCACCAGAAAGTGATAACTTTAAAAAAGCTTCAAGATCTATAGAAGTTTTATATACAGGCGCAAAAGTGCTAGGGCTAGGTAACAATATGCTTGAGTGGAAACTTAGTGAAAACATGACTCGACCTAATGCAGACACTACAAAAGTTAATATGAATTATGTTATTTCTGCTCCTCGTATGTATCAGGGTAGAATAGAATCTTTAGTAAGTAAAACAATAGGTTTTGCTGATATGATTCAATTAACTCATTTAAAATTACAACAAGTATTATCAAGAATGGTACCAGATGGTGTATATGTAGATGTTGATGGATTAGCAGAGGTTGATCTAGGTAATGGTACTAACTATAATCCATCTGAGGCTCTTAACATGTATTTTCAAACTGGTAGTATTGTTGGTAGATCATTAACACAAGATGGTGAATTAAATAGAGGTAAAGTACCTATTCAAGAATTACAGACTTCAAATGGTATGTCAAAAATATCAGCAATGATACAAACATATCAATACTACCTACAAATGATACGTGATGTAACCGGTTTAAATGAAGCAAGAGATGGTAGTACGCCTGATAAAAACGCTTTAGTTGGTTTACAAAAACTAGCAGCAGCAAATTCTAATACAGCAACAAAACATATATTACAATCATTAATGTATATAACAGTTAGAACTTGTGAAAATATAAGTTTAAGAACAGCTGATATGTTACAGTTTCCATTAACAAAAGCTTCTTTATTAAATAGTGTTAATACTTTTAATACTAATACTTTAGAAGAAATAGATAAACTTCATATACACGATTTTGGAATATTTTTAGAATTAGAACCTGATGAAGAAGAAAAAGCTCAACTTGAAAAAAGCATACAAATAGCATTACAAGCAGGTAATATTGGTTTAGAAGATGCTATAGATATAAGAGAAATTAGCAACATAAAACTTGCTAATCAAATGCTTAAATTAAAACAAACAGAAAAAGAAGAGAAAAAACGAATAGAACAATTACAAAATATACAAGCTCAAGCAAATGCAAATGCTCAGTCAGCTGAAAAAGCAGCTTTAGCTGATGTTCAAAAAGAACAAGCTATAGCTCAAACTAAAGTTCAAATAGAACAGGCTAAATCTCAATTTGAAATAGAAAGAATGGAACAAGAAGCTTTAATTAAAAAACAATTAATGGCTGAAGAGTTTGAATATCAAATGAAATTAGCAGAAATGCAAGCACAAGTGCAAAGACAAAAAGAACAATCAATAGAAGATCGTAAAGATGAAAGAGTAAAAATACAAGGTACACAACAAAGTGAACTTATAAACCAACGACAGAATGATTTATTACCTCAAAATTTTGAATCAGCAGGTAATGATAATTTAGATGGTTTTGGACTAGAGCAATTTGGTCCTAATTAAGAGTTATTATTAATTTTATATTATTATATTATGTCTAAACAAAAAGAAGTAAAAACAAAAGAAGAAGAAGTAAAAATTACTGCTACTGATACTACTCCTACTAAAAAAGAAGGAGAGTTTAAAATAAAAAGTGCAAAAAAAATAAAAAACTTAGGTGAAGAAAAAATACCTGATATTATTAAGGTAGATTTAAGTAAACCTAAAAAAGAAGAAAAAGATGCCGTTCAAACACAAAAGACAAATGATAGCGATGCTGTTGTCGAAAGTTCCGAAGACAGTAAAGACAGCGAAGGAGTGGTTAAAGAAGTACGGCCCACCGACGAAGGAGTAGAGTCTGATTCGCCTATACAAGAAATAACAGATGAAAACGATACACCTGACGAGGCAGGAGTGGATGGAAGCGTTGAAACTACCACTACCTCATCGAAACAAGAAGAAATACCACAGGAAGTTGAAACACAAAAACTCCCTGAAAATGTAGAAAAATTAGTAAAGTTTATGGAAGAAACTGGCGGAGACATACAAGACTACGCTAGATTAAACGCTGACTATACTAATGTAGATGAAACTACACTTTTACATGAATACTACAAACAATCTAAACCTCATTTAAATGCAGAAGAAAGAAACTTTATAATAGAAGATTCTTTTGCTATTGATGAAGAATTAGATGAAGCAAGAACTGTTCGTAAGAAAAAGCTTGCATATAAAGAAGAAGTTGCAAAAGCCAAGAACTATTTGGAAAAAATCAAGAGTAAATATTACGACGAGATCAAGTTGAGACCGGGCGTTACTCAAGACCAACAAAAAGCTACTGACTTTTTCAACCGCTACAATGAAGAACAAAAAGTAAATAATGTTAAACACGACCGTTTTGTTACCAAAACTAAAGAATTATTAAACGATAATTTCAAAGGTTTTGATTTTAATTTAGGAGATAAAAAATTTAGATACGGTATTAAAGATCCTGGTAGTGTTGCAAATAACCAAAGTGATATTTCAAATTTTATAGGAAAGTTTCTTAACAAAGAAGGAGAAATAGCTAATGCTAAAGGTTATCATAAAGCATTATATGCTGCACAAAATGCAGATACTATTGCTAATCATTTTTATGAGCAAGGTAAAACCGATGCTATTAAAGATCAATTAGCAAAATCCAAAAACATAAGTACTGATGGTCCAAGGCAAACAGCTACGGGCGATGTATTTGTTAATGGTTTTAAAGTAAAAGCAATTAGTGGTGTTGATTCTTCAAGATTAAAAATAAAAAAGAAAACATTTAACTAAAAATAATAAATTATGTCTTTAATACCACAATTTGGTGCGATAGTACCTGCTCCTAATCAGCAGTTACTAGCATCAGCATATTTGGCATTTGATGGTGGAGCAAATGATTTTGCTCAACAATATTTGCCAGAGTTATACGAACAAGAAGTAGAGCGTTATGGAAACAGAACGTTATCTGGATTCTTGAGAATGGTAGGCGCTGAAATGCCTATGACATCAGACCAAGTAATTTGGTCAGAACAAAACAGATTACACATAGCATATGATAACTGTGTTAACGGCCAACAAGCTGCTAACCCAACCATTACTATCCCTGCTGCTACTGCTCCAGGCGTTACAAGAAACGTAATTAGCCCTGGTCAAACAATAGTAGTAATGGATAATTCTGGTAACGAAGCAAAATGTTATGTATCTGCAAGTAACACTGGAACAGGTGTTTTAACAGTAGAACCATATTTAACAGCTGGTCTTGGTGCCGCTGTAATGGGTGCAACTGTAAAAATATTTGTATACGGTTCAGAATTTCAAAAAGGTGCTTCTACAGTTAATGCTGGCGCTGGTGCTTTAGTTGATGCTCCTGCTGCTCAGCCACAGGTAACTATCACTCCTTCTTTTACTCAATTTTCTAACTCTCCTATCATTATAAGAAATGTTTATACAATAAACGGATCTGATATGGCTCAAATAGGTTGGGTTGAAGTTGCTACAGAGGATGGAACAACGGGTTACTTATGGTACTTAAAAGCGGAGTCTGAAACAAGATTACGTTTTGAAGACTACTTAGAAATGATATGTGTTGAAGGTGAGTTAACAGCTGCTGGTTCAGGTGTTTCTGCTCTTGGTACAGGTCTAGGTGGTACTCAAGGTTTATTCGCTGCTATCACAGCTAGAGGTAACGTAGAGATTGGTTTCTCTGGTGCTTCTGGTATAGATGACTTTGATGAAATTCTTAAAAACTTAGATACTCAAGGAGCTATAGAAGAAAACATGCTTTTCTTAAATAGATCTACTTCTCTAGAGTTTGATAACATGCTTTCAAATGTTTCTTACGGAGCACAAGGAGGTACAGCTTATGGCTTGTTTGAAAATTCTGAAGAAATGGCATTAAATCTTGGATTTAGTGGTTTCCGAAGAGGATCTTACGATTTTTATAAGACTGACTGGAAATACTTAAATGACGCTTCTACTAGAGGTGCTCAAACAGGTATCTCTTCAATTGAAGGTGTTTTAGTTCCTGCTGGAACTTCAACAGTTTATGACCAAATTCTAGGAACAAACATCAGACGACCATTCTTACACGTTAGATATAGAGCTTCTCAAACAGAAGACAGACGTATGAAGTCTTGGTTAACTGGTTCTGCAGGTGGTGCTTACACTTCAAATCTTGATGCTATGGAAGTAAACTTCCTATCTGAAAGATGTTTAGTTACACAAGCTGCTAACAACTTTGTTTTATTCCAAGGAATTTAATAAGTACTTTGTAAAGTTATGGGGCATTAATTTGCCCCAGCTTTACTATTATTAACTATTTAATTATATCATATTATGAAAACTAAAAAAACAACTCAAGATACATCTTGGGAAATAAAAGATAGAACATATCTTGTAAAAGGTACAAATCAACCATTAACTTTAAAAATACCTTCTCGTCATACAACACGTCATGCTTTATTATGGTACGACAATGAAAAAAATGAACAAAGAGAAATAAGATATGCTACAAATCAAAATTCACCGTTTAAAGATGAACAAAAAGGTGAAGCAACTTTAGGACACATTGTATTTAAAGATGGTGCTTTAACTGTAAGAAAAAAAGAACAGTCTTTACAAAAAATACTATCGCTTTATCATCCTTTACTAAATGTAAAATATAAAGAATTAGATACAATAGCAGATGCTAAAGATGAACTAGTAGACTTAGAAATGGAAATAGATGCTTTAAATATTGCTAGAAATATAGATATTGATCAAGCTGAAGCTATTTTAAGAGTTGAAATGGGATCTAAGGTATCTGAGATGAGTTCTAAGGAAATAAAAAGAGATTTACTCATATTTGCTAAACAAGATGCTAAACTTTTCATAGATCTTGCTAAAGATGATAATGTACAGCTTAGAAATTTTGCTATAAAAGCAACTGAATCTGGTATTATACACTTAGCAGATGATCAAAGAACATTTAAATGGTCTTCAAACAACAAGAAACTAATGACTGTGCCTTTTGATGAACACCCTTATGCTGCTATGGCTGCGTTCTTTAAAACAGATGAAGGTTTAGAAATATATAAATCTATAGAGAAAAAACTCTCTTAACATGTAATACTAATAAGGGAGGTGTAAAAACCTCCTTTATTATAATAAAAATAACAAATGGCTATAAATGTAAACACTGTTTATCAAACCGTTTTACTTATATTAAACAAAGAGCAAAGAGGTTATATGACACCTACAGAGTTTAACAATATAGGTACTCAGGTTCAACTACAAATATTTGAAAAGTATTTTGAGGATATAAACCAACAAATACGTATACCTCAAACAGATACTGATTATGCTGATAGAGTAGAGAATATTGATGAAAAAATGGCTATTTTTAAAACTTACGGTAACGCTAGTTATGTTACTGGACCTCCTGCATACTGGACATTACCTACTATTGATATATATGGTAATAATGTAGAACCTACTTCGGATACGCCTTTTTATAGACTAGGTACAGTTACTTATAGAAACGAAGTATTAGTTCAAAGATTAGATAGAAATGATTTTTATACTATAAATAAATCTTTACTAACAAAACCAACAAAAACTTTTCCTGCATATTTATATGAGAATAATTATTTATATGTTTTACCTAATGACATAGTTACAGATGGGGATATACAAGTTGAATTTATTAAAAAACCTGCACCACCTATTTGGGGTTTTGATGTAGGTTCTTTAGGTCAATATGTATATAACAGCTCTCCTTTTGATCCATCTGCTTCTCCTACAGGATCTAGAAATTTTGAAATACATATATCAGAACAAACATCTTTGATAATAAAAATATTACTATATGCAGGTATTGTAATAAGAGATCCACAAATTGTTCAAGCTGCATCTCAACAAGTGCAGTCTGAAGAAATAAATGAAAAAAGCTAAATTATGGCAACACCTAATGGAGGATTAATAACAGAAACAAACGCACAATATTACGCAGGTACCCAAGTATTTGTTGCTACAAATAATCAAACAGTTTTTACTTCAACGTTTAATACTGATATTATATTTGGAGCTAGTGATCCAGCAAATGCTTTATATAATGATAATAATTTTAGATTATATACTAGTGCTAATGGATTATCTGGTACTTTTACAGAATATACAACTGCATATACTGTTGTTAATAATGTATTTACGTTACCAGCACAAGCTACTGGTACATATGTAGTTATACAATTATTAACTGCTAACGGTGGTGAATTTGGTAATGAAGATGCTTTAGGTAAAGTTGTTCAAGACAACTATGGTGAATATCAATATATAAAAGTAAATGAAATAGTTAACAATTTTTTAGTAGCATATGTTGGTGCTGGTAAATTAATATCAAATGTAAAAAGAACAGATGTTGTATTTCATACTAAACGAGCTTTACAAGAATTTAGTTATGATACATTAAGAAGTATACATTCACAAGAGTTAACAATACCTCATAATTTAAGTGTTCCACTTCCACAAGACTATGTTAACTATGTTAACGTTTCTTGGATAGATGATAAAGGAATAAAACACATTATATATCCAACAACACTTACATCAAATCCTTATACAAAACCAATACAAGATGCTGAAGGTATACCAACACAAACAAATCAAGGTCAAGATATTACTGGTACATCTATAACAGAAGAAAGATATGCTGCTATTGATAGTGCTTTATTACAAGAAATAAGAAACGATATAACAGGTAGATTAATATCTGATGGCTTATGGGGTATATATGGAAGTGGATTACTAGGTTATGGCCAACTATATGGTATGCAACCAGAAATATCTCAAATAAACGGATGGTTTACAATAAACAATAGAGATGGTAAGATGTCTTTTTCTAGTGATTTAAAAGATAAATTAATAATATTAGAATATATATCTGATGGTTTATCTTATGATCAAGAAATGAGAGTACCTAAACTAGCTGAAGAAGCTGTTTATGCTTATGTTATGCACGCTGTAATTGCTTCAAAAATAAATCAACCTGAATATATTGTACAAAGATTACGTAGAGAAAAAAGTGCTAAGTTAAGAAATGCAAAAATAAGATTATCTAACATTAAATCTAATGAGTTTGTTCAAATAATGAGGGGCAAATCCAAGTGGCTTAAAAACTAAATTAAATGGCAGAAGTTAAAAATTCTTTTATTAAGTCCAAAATGAATAAAGACCTGGATGCCAGGTTGTTACCAAATGGTGAATATCGTGAAGGAAATAATATACAGGTAAGTAAATCTGAAGGTGCCGACGTTGGAGCGTTAGAAAATGTTTTAGGTAACGTAGAGATAGCTGACTTTAAAGTTTTATCAGGTTGTAACTGTAATCTTACTGCTATTGGTATGTATACTGATAACTTATCTGATAATATATATGTGTTTTTAACTGATTACGATGAAACTCAAAACAATTATATAGTTCAAAACTTAAACTATTCTCCAACAGCAAACAACTATGTATTTCAACATAACGTGTCTAGTGGTCAATCTCTTATGCTTTTATCTGGAGCATTTTTAAATTTTTCTAAAAATAAACCTATATTAAATGTAAATTTATTAGAAGGTATACTTTTTTGGACAGATAATAGAAACCAACCTAGAAAAATAACTTTAAACAATGCTACAAGTAATGCAACTTCTTCAACAACTAATAGTTTTTATACTACAGAAGAACAAATCAGTGTAGCAACATATGCTCCATATCAACCTATTAATTTATATTATGAAAAAACAGCTGCTTATAATGTAAACGGTGGTCAAGGCGCTACTGATCCTACAACGCCTACTAGTTCTGCGGTTACAACTATTAGTATTCCTTCAAGTACTTTACAAGGAGTAAACCCTACAGATTTAATAGGTGCCGTTGTTACAGCATCTACAGGTATAGCTGCTGGTACAGTTATTGTAAGCTATGTTGCGCCTACATTAACTATTAGTGCACCAACAACAGGTATTATTCCTGTTAATACTACTATATTGTTTAATGCTAATACATTACCAGCAACAACTTATGGTAAATATGTAACTAGCATGTTAGATGCTACTGCACAAACAAATCCTGATGGTTCAGCTAATGCTAATTATAATGCTAGCTTTAATGGTGATCCAGATTTTTTAGAAGATAAATTTGTAAGATTTAGTTATAGATTTAAATATATAGATAATACATATTCTTTAATGGCGCCTTTTACTCAAGCCGCTTTTATACCTAAACAAGATGGTTATTTTTTAGGTACTGCAAATCCTGTTTTAGCTGGAAACACTAAAGACGAACAAAACGCCTATAGAAGCACTGTTGTTGATTTTATGGCTAATAAAGTTAATAACATTTTTCTTCAAATACCTACACCACCATCAGAAACAAACGGTCAACCAGCTGCTTTTGGTATATTAGGAAAAGACTTAGCATCAACATTTCATGTGTCTGAAATAGAAATATTATATAAAGAGTCTGATTCTTTAGCTGTTAAAGTTGTAGATACAATACAAGCGTCTGAATTTACAGGTTTAAGTACTGTTGATGGTGTTAATACTGATACTATTGTATATGACTATCAAAGTACAAAGCCTTTTAAAACATTGCCTGATTCTGAATTAGTAAGAGTTTATGATAAAATTCCTGTAAGAGCTCAAGGTCAAGAAATAATAGGTAATAGACTTGTTTATAGTAACTTTCAAAACAAACACACGCCACCAGCATCTATAAATTATAATGCTACTGCGTCTCAAAAATACACAGATTTTTCTATACCTATAACTAGTAATGAGTTTTCTCCATCACTTTCTACTACTTCGTCAGTAGAATATCCAATGCATACTTTAAAACAAAATAGAAATTATCAAATAGGTGTTATATTATCTGATAAATATGGTAGATCATCTACTACAATACTTTCATCTGCTACGTCTCAACAAGAAGATGCTGATGGTTTAAAACTTTCTGGTGATACTATATATTTTCCTTACAATGTTGTTGATATAACTGGCTCTACTAATAATATAAACTCTTGGGTAGGTGATTCTATAAAAGTTTTATTTAATCAACCATTACCAGTAAGTAGACCTAATTTACAGTCTTTAGTACCAGGTGTATATAACGGTGATCCTACTAGTTCTGATTATAATCCACTTGGTTGGTATTCATATAAAATTGTAGTTAAACAACAAGAACAAGAATATTATAATGTTTATTTACCTGGTATATTAAATCCTTATCCTAAAGATATAAGCGTAACTGAAGACCCTCAAAATACTATTAACACAATTGTTTTATTAAACGACAATATAAATAAAGTACCACGAGACTTAACAGAAGTAGGACCAGAACAACAACAGTTTAGAAGCGCTGTAGAACTATATGGTAGAGTTTCTCCTGACGCTGCGGTAGGTGGGCCAACTTTTAATCAACAATATAATCCTTCATCTGCTAGTAATGTTATACCTAGCGTTAGTACAGTTGCTACTATTGGTAAACAAAATGATTTATTTGATAATACTACTAGTGTAGTGTTTAGTGAAATATATCAATCAATATCAAATCCAGAAATAGCTAGATTATCACAAGATGAAGCCTTGCCAATAGGTTCTTTACCTGTAGGCACACAAGGAGCAGCATATAATCTTTTATTAGGTATTTATGAAACTAAACCTTTTGATTCTTTATTAGATATTTATTATGAAACATCATCAACAGGTACTGTTCATCAATTAAACACAGCTATATTAGGTGGTAATTCAGCTGCTTCAGGTGTAACAAATACCACAGACGCTTCTACTGATGATTGGGTTTTTAATTTATATGAAAATATACAACAAGGTCAATCACCTAATCAATCGTTTACAGGATCATACACTACAGTTACTTCGCTACCTGATCAACCTTTTTATCCATATAAAACAAATGCGGCTGGTACAAGGTCTATTATAAGTAATAGTAATATAAAAGGAGCTATTACATTAGCTCAATACACGGCTAATGGTGGTTTTGTAGCACAAGATGGTTTTAGTGTAACTAGATCAGATGGTGTAGATGTATCTAATAAATTTACATTGATAAAAAATACTGATTCTCAACCATTTAAGTATTTTATTTTAATAAATAATAATGAAAACTTTACATATGGTCCTGATTCATTTAATATAGATACTTACGAGTTTTTATTTGAAGAAGTAACTGATGTAGATACAAATATAATAACGCCAGTTACAGCTACAGGTAAATTAAGAAATATAAAACCAACTATTACAAACTGTACAACTGATGATTTAAATCCTACCCCTGGTCAAACTATTATTAAACAATTTTTAGGAGTAAATGGTAGTCCAGTTGATCAACAACTAGGTTTATCTTGGCATGTATTAAATCAAAACCCTTCAGTAGATCTTGAAAATGGTGTACCTTTGATAGAAATAAATCAAGATGGTGAACTATTAAATAATACTGATTTGTTTCCTACAGGAATAAGTTTAACTGTTCAATTAAGAGATAGTGGGTATATACAAAACGCTTCTGAAACTTACAATGGTGTTGCATATGTTGATTGTCCTGTAACAATAAATGCTGGTGCTGGATTTACAGCAGAACCACTTAATGAAAATTTTGGTAATTTTGAAAATTTATTAATTAATGCTGGCGCTGAATCGTCTACATTTATATGGGCAAAAGAAGCCGATATATTAAACGCTTATCAAGCTGCACCTTTACTTCAAAAAGATGGTGCTAATCCAGCCGAAATACCAGTAAATCCAAGAGAAAATATTACTATTAATACTGGTGTAAATAGTCCTCCTAACTATTGGCCTGGTACTGGTTTAAATAGAGTACAAACATCTCAAACAGAGGGTAGTGAAACATGGTATTGGTGGAACACAATAAGAACTAATAAGATATCTCTTACTACCGCCACATCACAAGGTGGTATACAGCTTAATCTTGGTGATAATAATGGGTCTAATGGAGTTGTTACGACTGCTAGACAGGTATCTACAGATTCTAGGTTAAATCAAAATTTTAATCCTGCAACGACTAATAGTGGGTTAGATACTTTAAACACAGGAACTGCTTTTATAGGTATAGATTATGCTTTAAGTGATTATCAAGGAACAGATGATCAACCTTCTGTTATTTGGCCTACTTATTTACAATATAGAGCATCTTCAGCGGATGATTTTACTACTGCTACAGATATAGAAGGAAGACCAATACAGTTTGGTGGAACACAAGAAGGCGGAATATTAGTTAATGGTAGATTTACGAATGATGGTTCAAGTGCCCAATATATGGGTGATGGTATTATTTTTGATAATACTGAATCTCAAGTTGGTACATCTAGTTCTAGTACAAACACAGAAGAAGCTTGGGTTAAAGATTCTTCAGAAACTAGATATGTAAGTAATACGGCTCCTGGAACTACTAATCATATATCTTCTAGAACAAACTATGGTGTTATAGGTAGAAGAGTATTTGCGGTTGGAAAAAATCAAGCATATAGATTAGGAGGAGGTGTTGAAAATCCTGATGCTCCTGATGCTTTTGGAGAGTACAGATTAGTAGTTAGATATCCTTACGGTAGTAACACTGCTGGTAATGTAAATCCTGCGTTAACAGTAAATAATATACCATCAGGCGCCGTGTATGGAACTGATACAAAATCTAAATCAAACCAACAAGTATATTTACGTTATGGTGATTTTTATCAAGGTAAAAGTTTTAGATATAGAATTAGTCAAGGTTTTGATTCAAGAGAAGAAGCAGAATCTCAACTTACGTTTCCTCAAGTAGTTTTTGCTAAAGAAGCTTATATGAGATATGTATCACATTTTTATACTGATGCTAATTTAACTAATGTTTATTTACCTCATAATTCATCTACAAAATGGCATTCATATATAGGCGAAGATATTAATTATTTTGGTGATGACAATGCAAGTCCTAATGCTTCTGGTATATATCCAGGTCAACTTTTTGAAGATATAGGTATTCCTTCAAGTATGTATGGAATAACAAGAGGTAATAGAGGAGAAAACGATAGAAAATGGGTTGCACAATTTGATGCAGGTGGTAAAAAAATTGCTTATTATGCTAGTATAGCTGCTGGTGATGAACCTGCATATCCATGTGAATATAAAGGTACATTATGGACAGGACCACCAAATGGTACACAACAAGGAACAATGTCTATTACTCCTACACCTAGTAGCGCTAATATTGGTGACACATTAACACAAATATTTATAAACTTTAATAGTATTAGATTTAATCCTAATGCACCATCAGAGTCTCAAGCGTTTTTTACTAAATTAAGTGATGGATCAACCACATTTAGTGCTGATCAACCTATAAAACAAACTATAACTGAGCTATCTGTTATTAGTGGTTTTTATCCTTTTCCAGCCACTCTTTCTTTTACTTGCGCTTTTGGTACAACAACTGTTACTTATCAAGAGGTTAATGGTTATTATAGTGTTATTATTAAAGATATAGTATTAACTGGAGGTTCAGCGCAACATCAAGCATCATCAAACGCATATTGGACAGGTTTATAAGTAATTAGATTAATAAATGAGTAATAATAAATTATGGCAGCAACTATAGAAGTTAAATACTTTAACAGCTTTGTACTGAGAAAAACATTAGACTCTTCTGGAGCAGCCGCTTGGAATGGCTCTAAAGGAGATGGTACATATCCTGCTATATCACCTAATAACGCAAATGCTAAAAACTGGGCTATAGAAGAATCACGCATTAGAGGTGGTTATAATAACACTAGTACTGGTTATGGTGTAAAAGCTTATTTAGTAGAAGATAATCCACAAGGATCTGTTAGAATTAATTCTATGATATACTCTGGTATATTTAACTCTAGAACAGGTATAAATGATACTAATGTATTTTCCGTAGGTGATGATATAATTAAAAGTGTAGACCCTGCAAATGGCTCTATACAGAAGCTATATGCTGAAGATAACTATTTAAATATATTTCAAGAGAAAAAAGTAAGTAGAGCACCTATAGATAAAGATATAATATATTCAGCAGAAGGTAGTCCTACTATTACCGCAAGTACATCTGTTATAGGTAACATACAGGCTTATGTAGGTAATTATGGTATTAGTAGAAATCCTGAAAGCTTTGCTTCGTATGGTAATAGAAGATATTTTACTGACAAAGATAGAAATGCTGTAATGAGGTTATCACAAGATGGTCTTACAGAAATATCTAACTATGGTATGATTGATTTCTTTAGAGATCAGTTTGGTGCTATGGGTGAAGGTAAACTTACTGGCGGTTGGGATATATACAACAAACAATATGTATTATCAATACAACCTCAAGATACTAGCATTGCTTATAAAACATTATCTTTTGATGAATCAGTAAATGGTTGGACTAGTTTATATTCTTATAAACCTGGTTTAATGCTTAGTTTAAAAAATAAGTTTTATACTATGGGACCATCTGATACTACAGATACAGATACAGCTGGTTTATATCAACACTATATTACATCACAACCAAGATGTAATTTTTATGGTGTACAAAATAAAGCTAGTATAAATTTTGTATTTAACCCTAATGTAAGTTTATCAAAAGTATTTAAAACAATTAATTACGAGGGTAGTAATGGTTGGCAAGTAGATAGTTTTGTATCTGATCAAACAGGTATAGGTTATCCTAATATTGATTTTAGTAATTATGAAACAGTAAACACTGATGATTCGACGGTATCTATATATAGTTATAACGAAGGATCATTTGATAATTACGGTAACTTATTTATAAACCCTCAAAATAGTCCTATAACACAAAATACTACACCACTAATACCACCTGTAAATCATGCCGGTTTTACTAGAAAAGAAAATAAATATATGGCTAATCTTGTTAATAATAGTCCTGCAGCTCCAGGTGAAGTAGTATTTGGTGCTGATATGACTGGTATTAAAGGTTACTTTGCTACTGTCACTATATCTACTGATACTTTAACAGATCCAGGAGGTATGAAAGAACTGTTTGCGGCATCGTCAGATTATGTAGAATCAGCTTATTAATATTAAATGAAATTAAATATACGTAAAATTACAGAAAATGATTGGGATACTTTAGTTTCTTGGTGGGATGCGTGGCCTGAGTGGATTAATCCACCTAAAGGTTTTTTACCTGATAATGGAACAGGTGGTCTTATTATAGAAAAAAACAATAAACCAATAGTTGCAGGGTTTTTATACTTTACAAACTCTGAGGCTGTTTTATTAGAATGGATTGTATCAGATCCAAATTATAAAGAAAAAGATAGAAAAAATGCAATTGAAATGCTTATAAAAGGAGCAGAGATTTTTTGCAAAAATAATGGTAAAAATTATATGTTTTCTATAGGTAGAAATAAACATTTAATAAATACACATAAAAAATTAGGTTGGACAGTAGATGATAAATCATCATATGAAATAACAAAACAAATATAATATGGGAGTAGTAACAGCAATAGCAGCAGGTGCAGGGCTTATAGCTAGTGGTAGGGCATCAAAAAAAGCAGAAAGAGCAGCAAATAAAGCAGGGCGTAGGGCTCAGAAAGAAACCGATAGATTAAACGCTAAATTACAACAATTAGAAAGAAATAGACAAGAAGTTATTAATCCTTATGAAAGTGTAACAGATCTTTCTGGAATGATTAGTGATACTTCTAATTTATTATCTAATCCATATGCTAGTTTAGGTGTGTCTACTGCTGCGGCTGAAGTTCAAGCAGAAGAAGCTGATATAGCTTTAGCAAATACATTAGATTTATTAGCATCTACAGGTGCATCAGCAGGTGGTGCAACAGCTTTAGCACAGGCGGCTTTATCTAGTAAAAGAGGTATTTCTACTAGCATACAACAACAAGAAGCAGCTAACGCACAATTAAGGGCTCAAGGTGAATCTAATTTACAAGCAATGAAACAAGCTGAGGCTATTAGAGTTCAGGGTGCTAAATTAGGTGAAGCTAAAAGACAACAAGAAGTAGACGTTGCTGGAAAAGAATTTGTGTTTGGACAACAAGAACAAAGAGAAACTGCAGCTTTAAATAGAACAGCAGCTCAACTTCAAGGGGCTAAACAACGACAAGTTCAAGCTGATTCAGATAAAGTTGGTGTTTTAGGAGCTAGAGCAAGTAGCATAGGTAATATAACTGGTTCAGTTATAGGTGCAATTGGAGCTGGAGGAGGAGGATAAGCATAATATTAAAAAATAAATAAAAAATGGCAAAAGGATTTTCAGGAGGCACCAATTATGGTGTTGGTCAAGGTGCTTATTACGAAGGGCTTGACGCAAAAGTTGTAGACACTAGGTCGGGTGCTATGTGGCGTGACGCTATAACAAGTATTGGTGAAGCTACTAGTAATGTTATAGATAAACAGGCTGAAAATATTTCAAGGAAAAGAAAAAGAGCGCAAGAGTTAATGGATAGAACTATGAAATATACATTAGAAGAAACAGCTAGAGTATATGATAATCTTCAAAAACAAGGAGTAAACAATCCTAGTATATATGCTAATGTTGATAAATTATTACCTGATAGATTTACTTATTTTCGTCAAGCCGCTGACGCTGACACGCCTGAAGAACAAAAAGCAGCTTTAGATAACTTAGCTAAAACTACAAAACAATTAACTAGTTTATCTTCATTAATATCTCAAGGGACTGAATCTACTGATTTATTTAATAAAGATGTACAAAGCGGTAATTTATTAGGCCAAGGAACTCTTAATTTATCTGGAGAAAAAAATACTCAATGGGCTAAAATGATGAATATAAGAAGTGGCTATAATGAAGGAACAGAAGAGTGGGGAATTGATGAAGATGGAGAGTGGACAGTAACTTATAATGGCCCTGAACTTGATGGTCCTGTTACAGAAAAAGCAGCTTTGTTTTTTGGATATGATCCTGGAACTATACCCGAAGTAGATAAGTTTTTTACTGAACTTTATCAAGAAATAGGTGCTACAAATAAAAATAATGAACCTACTGATAAGTTTTTAAATACCAGAAACGTTTTACAAGCTACTAATGATAAGAATTTTAGTCAAGTAGCATATAATGTTAAAATGGGTGCTTTAGCTACTGCAACTGCATCACAAATAGGTGCTTATGCAAAGTCAATAGCACATAGTTTACCAGACGCAGAAGCTGTTTGGGATAATGTTTTACCTGAAAGTATAAAAAGAGAAGTTGCTAAAACATATGGTGTAGAAGATTATGAAGATTTAAAACCTGGATCAGGTAGTGGATATGGTCAATTAGATAAAATATCAGGTGAAATGCTTGTAAGAGCAACTCAACTTTATGGAGAAACACGTATGCCAAAACAACGATTAGGCGCTTTAGTTAAAAATGTTCAACCCCCAGCGGCATCTAAAGCAATGATTGATGAAATGAAAAGGACTCAAGACTGGCAAGTTTTTAAACAAGACTTTGATTTAAAAGCAAGCCAATTTGGTATTGGTGTAAATGAAGAAGGTGTTTATACGGGCGAAATAGATATTGATGCTGATAATTTTGCTGAAGCATTAAATACTATAGGTTTTAAAATTATTGGAGATAAAGAAAACAAAGGTACTGATAACAATTATTTTATAGGTCTTGAAGTAGAATCAGCTAATGGTAAAAAAGTAACAATAAGAGACGAAGAAAATGCGCAAGATTTTGTAGCTAAACTATTAAGATCTATGGGCGCAACATATGGTGAGGGTGCTGGACCAACTGGTGGATATCAATACAATAAAACAGCTAAAGATCTTTTATCTAAATATTCTAATTAAAATTATATAACATGGAAGAATTAGAAGTCATAGTTCAACGTATGATGGACGCTGGTGAACCAGAGGATAACATTAGAATGGTAATAGAGGAGTTTAATAAAGGTCAAGAGGTAAAGACATCGACCACAACTCCGGATGCGGTTGTGGAAGGAGTAGAGATAGCATCCCCCGCTCCTTCAAAATCTTTGGATACGAGTTCAGTTTCACAAAGATTACAAGATAATCCAGATGATGTTTCTGCTGTAATAACTTCTTTAAAAAATGCTTGGAATAAATCTAAAATGGAAGCTTCTAGGCTTGGTGAATTTTGGCAGTTAGGAGATAGTGATAATGAAACCACAGATATAGCATCATCTATGCTCGCTAATGCTATATTTGGTTCTGATGAAATTGAAGAATATATTAAAAAATATGGTAAAGATAGTTTTGTTGCTGCGGGTTTAGGAAAAGAAGAATTATTAGAAAGTATAAAAGGAAGAAAAAAACAAAAACAAGAAGATTCTTTAGATACTGAAACTTTAGAAGTTATAGAAAGTTTTAAAAATGGAGATATAATAAAAGGAGTAGGTGCTGTAGGGAGTGCTATTGTAGGAGCGTTAGGTTCAGCTGCTTATGGTATTGGAACGCTTGGCGCTGGATATTTTATGGACTTCGCGGCTGATAATTTTATAGAATTTAATGAAGGTCTTGCAAAACGAAAAGGTGTTTCTTTAGAAGAATTAATATTAAATGATGAAGCTAATACTGTTACACCAACTAGTGTTGCTTATTTTCAAGCTTTAGCAGAAACTTTTGGTCTAGTTAAAACTGTAAAAGCTTCTGGTGTTGGTAGAAATTTAAGTAAATATATTGCTGGAAAAGCAATGAAAAGTGCTACTGGAAAAGCTGTATCTAATTTAGTTGGAGCAGGTGTAGCAGAAGGTTCTACTGAAATATTTCAATATGGAGCCGAGCAATATAATAATAAGTTAGGAGAAACAGGAAATCAACTTGATGCAGGTAAAGAATTTTTTAATTCTATGTTTTCTCAGCAAGGGTTAGAGCAAGGTTTACAAGGGGCTTTTGGTGGGGCTGGATTAGCTTCTCCAAGTTTAATAAATACAAGTTTTAAAACTAGAACCCCAACAGACTATAATTCTATAAATAAAGACTTAGAAGAACTAAATGTTCTTAATAAAAAATATAATCTTTCAAGATCTAAAGTTGTAAAAGAAGGTATACAACAAGATATTGATAGAATTAAAAACAATATTAAAGAAAGAGTTGAAAAAAATAATGATATTGTAAATAATTTATCGCCTGAACAAATTAGAGAAATAGATAATTTAGGAGATTTAGCCGAGACACAAGTACAAAAAGTAAAAGAATTAAATGATCAATTAGAAAGAGGAGATATAGATCAAAAACAATACACATCTGCTTTAAAAGGTTTTAATGCAACATACCAAGATGCTAAGAATAGAATACAAAAAATAGCTTTAGAAAAAGATATTAAATTTGCTAAAGAAGGTGCAGAAAAATTAGGTATAGAAGTACAAGTATTAGATACTGAAAATAATCCTGAAGATCAAAAAATTATAGATGAAACTTTTGTAGATAAAAAAGGTAAAAAAGTAAGTGGTGTAGAAGGTGCATATAGTCCAAAAGATAATAAAATATATATAGACAAAGTAGAAGCTGCTAAAAAAGAAAAAGTAACAGTAGGTAGCCATGAATTATTACATGGTATATTAGCTAACGCCGCTAAAATAGATAATAAAATACTTGAAGACTTTAAAAAAGAACTATCAACTGATCAAATAAATATAATTAATAAAAAGCTTACAGACAACTACGATGCTAATTATATAAAAAATAATCCAGATGAATTTATAACACAGTTTTCTGATGCAATAGCCGCTAATGAAATAAGTTTTAATGAAAATTTATTTACTAAACTAGG